TCTTTATTGTGCCACTGGTAGTGCTTGAGCTTGGTTTGCTGGGCGAGCTTTTTCAGATCGTCCAGCGACATGTTCTTGACCTGGGATTCCCAGGCCGAGATTTTCTGAGCCAGCGATTCCGATAGCGGCCCCACATCGGTCGCCGCAAGAAAATCCGCATGCTGGGAATACGCCTGCGCCGCTTTTTTCGCAGAATCCAAAAACGTCTGGTACTGCGCCGGATCGTCGGGAAGCACTACCGATTCAATGGCCTTGACCAGGTCGGTCTTGTGCTTGACCGCTTCTTCGACCGCCTGCACCGCCTTCTTGTCGATGGAGAGCGCCTTCTGCAGGTCCGAGATCAGCATGTCCTTGGTCTTGAGCTTGCCGATTCCGAACTGCTTGATCTTGGCCTGGAGTTCTTGCCCTTTGAGCATGAAGTGCGGCTTGGCCGGGTTTGGTTCGAGCATTTCCAGTTCAGCGATGAAATGATTTTTCGTCTTGGCGATGGAGATGCCGTTTTTCAGACACTGATCCTGTAACTGCTTGACGGTCATCGAGGCGAAGTCGGGCAGCGTTTCCGCCGCATCTTTGATAATCGCCACATGCGCCGCGTCCCACTGCTTGAGCAAGGCGATCAGGTCGTCCTTTGTGCAGGTTTTTCCGATGCTCTGCTTGGCGACCTCGGCCATGATGTCCTTGGTCGCCCAGGTCGAATAATCGATTCCCGGATTCTGCTGGCTGAGCAGCTTAATGAAATCGGCCTTGGTTCGGTAAATCGATATCCCGCGCTTCTTGCACTCATTCTGAAGCGGCTTGAGACCCAGCGACTCGTAATCGCCCTGCTTGATCGCCTTGTTGGTCTGGGCTTGCTCAACCTTCTGCGCCCCTGCGACGTCGTGGACCTGCTGCGGCGTCATGAGACATGCGCCGGCCGCATCCGCCGGTCCCGCCATCGCCTGAAGCTTGAGCGTTTGCGCTGAACAGACCCGCAACGGCACAGCCGTCACCGTGCAGCGGCAATTCGGGTGCCGTGGCAACGGCGGCGTTTTGTCCACGGGGAATATCTGCCCATCCAGCGCCGAACAGATCGGGCACAACCTCTCATCGGCTGCGACCATCCAGCGGACCTCACGGACGCCGACCGTGTCGTAAAACTTGAGCCGCCCCTGATTGTGGGCCCGCAGGATTTCGGTGCGAGCGATCAGTTCGATGCGCTGCTGCGCCGAGGCGAAGACGGTCTTACCCGCCTGTTTGAAGGCCTCCTTGTCCAGAATCACCGAACCGATGTTCCTGGCGATGTTGGGGATGGAGAGGCCCTGCGCGATCCCGACCGTCAGCGCGTTCTTGACTCCGGTCAGCAGATCCGTTGAAACCTGACCGGCCAGCTGGACATCGAAGCGCACCAGAAAATCGAGCGCGCTCTTGTCCATGAGGGAAAACGCATCCTTGGCCAACCGCTTTGCGGATTCATTGGTGAGCGAATCGTAACCGGGCAGACCGTGGACCTTGAGTTCGAGGGCGCCCTGGGTAATCCCTTCGAGGTGGGATTCCTTGGCGGCGGATTTCAGGGCAAGAGTGTGCTCGACCTTGAGTGCCTTGATGGTGTCGTCGATCCGTTCATTGAGCGCCGCGAGTCGAACCTGATTGATCGACTGCCCGGGCGTGAGCGACCCCAGGTCGGCGTATCGAAGCAAATCCGCCTTGATTCGCTTCTCGGCCTCCCGCAAAGAACCGACGAGCGCCGCGACCTGCTTTTCAGTGTACAGATCGCGGGCCGCAAACGAAGAAACGACCGCTTGCTTGATGCGTTCGGACTGGTCGAGGGCGACGGCGAGCATTTAGACCGCCGCGTTGCGGAAAAACCGGCAGGCCGAATCGAAAAGCGAGGCGTCCCGTTCCAGCACCCGGCAACGGTTGGTCTCCTCGTCGAAATGGACACAGTCGCTGCAGGTTTCACCCGAGCCGCGAGCCTTGACCGCCGCGTCCGCATACATGGCTTCGACCGCCTGTTCCTCTTCTTGCTGGATCGCCTGATCTTCGGCAGCGTCTTCCATCCCCAGCAACTTCCTCGCCGACGCCGGGCTCATGATCCCCAGCTGCACCAGGGACGTTACGTCCTTGATGTCCCAGTTCATGTCGACCAGGCGTTGTTCCTTGGCGCGGTTGGCGTTTTCGACCTCGGGATTGAGGTCCATCTTGGCCTGCAAGGTGTTTTTCGAGATGAGATTCCGGTCGTACAGATCGATGAGCAGCTTCTTCTGGTCAACCTCGCTGGTCAGGTCCAGATCGGAAAAGGCGTAATCCACGTCGGCGTCAATGCCCTTGAGTTCCATCCACTCGTAAAAAACCCAATCCAGAATCCGCCGCGCGGCCTGTTTGATCTCCTTGAGCATGATCACCATCTTCTGCATCGAGACCGAGGCCGTGGCGAAGTTGGGGCCGTCGCCGGTGACGATGCTGCGCGCCATGCCGAGGGCGACCAGAATGTCCTCTTTGACCTCCTTGACCTTGCGCTCGGTGTCCAGAACGTGCCCTTCGTTGCCGTAGGTTTCCGCCTTCACGTAGAACGGTACGACCAGACCGCTTTTCAGGTCCATCTTGTTCAGTTCGCCCTTTAGCGTGTCGATCATCTTCTGGCTCGGCATGATGACCTTGTCGCCGAATTGCCCGCCCACCTGGATGAAGCGCAACGGCGTCGTCCACCGCTTGGCGATGGCGCGCTCGGCCTTGCGAAAATCCCGCAGCAGTTCGATGGACTCGAAGGCGGGCAGCACCAAACTGTTGCCGCGCGGCGCGAACTCCGGAGCGTTCCATTTGACGTGGAGCATCTGGTCGAGGGGAAGCGAAACGCCCTCGTCCCCGGCATCGAAGGTGCCGTCTGCCATTTCCTTGCGCTGCTTGGCCTCGGTCAGCAGCCCGTTCACGAACTTGAGCTTCACGCTGACCGGATTGACGCAGACGACCTTGGCCAGATCGTCGCCCTCGGGCGTGCGCTTGAGATATCCGATGCAGTCGCCCTTTACGAGCAGCTGCAGGATCATGTCCTTCACGAACCCATTGAGTTCGAGCCGATAGAACATCTCCCGCGCCTGTTCCTGCGTGGCTTCCTCCTCGCTGGTCACGTCGATCTCGTCGCCCAGGGCAAACACCCGCCACGAGTTGATCGTATTCGAGACGATGGGTTCTTCGAGGTAATACTCCCAGGCCTTGGCCGCGCGCTCGTGCCACTCGGCGGGGATGGAATCCTTGACACCGTGCTTCTCGAACAAATTGGGAGCCAGCGCCGCCGCCGTGCCCATGCGTGTGGGGTCCAGAATAATGGCAAAGGAAGCCAAAGGGTCCGAAGCGCCCTGGGTCCGGGGCGCGTTCTGTTTCGGTGCTTTTTGTTGCGTGTTTCTCATTTCATCCTCAATCGAAAATCGGGTCTGTGGCCACGGGCATGATGAAGACCTCCTCGAACTGCGGCCCGCCGCCCTGGAACCCCTTGCGGTCCTTGACCAGCAGCGCACAGCGCACAGCGTCGATCACGTGGTCGTTGCCCTTGCTGTAGGTCACGCGGCCGTTGTTCATGGTGTAGGTCTGCGTGGCGAATTGCTCCTCGATCTGCCGGTCGTCGCGGGGGAACACGATCTGCCGCCGTCGCATCGCCGCGTTGATCAGCGCCGTCATGTGCTCCTTCGTGCGCTTCTTGATCGGCTTGCCCGCCTCGTCCCAGCTGACGATGGTGTTGCCGCCGAAGTCGAAGCCCATGAGCCGCCCGAGGAAGTTGCGGTCCTTGAACTTGTCCAGACTCGTCAATTCCTGGGCGACCGCGAGGCCGTTGCCGCCGTTGTCCAAACCGATGCCCGCGAACTCGAAGTAGATGTCCAGGATGCGGATCAGTTCCGAGAGCCAGGGATAGGGAATCTGCTCGCCGTGGACGCGCAAGATCATGGTCAGCCCCGCCTCATCCTCGCGGAACACGACCAGTTCCGTCGGATCGCTGGTGTAGCCGGTGTCGATGCCAAGCCAGTGGGTTCCGGCCCGGGGCGACAAACTGAGCAGCATGTCGAAGCGCTCGCGCACGCCCGCCTCGTCCTCGCACCCCTCCAGTTCCTCGCTGGTGGTGACGACCAGGCGGTATTCCGGCACTTCCTTGCGGCAGGCGTGGAGCGCGTCCAGGTCGAACGCGCCAAAGCTGGGTTTGCCATGCTCCCCGGCGACCTCGTGCTGCCAACCCGGCGTTTCCTTGCCGCCATAGAACTCGACCAGTTCCGCCTCGCGCTCGGGCGTCCACGTCGGATTGATCCATGACGGCCAGCGGAAGACCTTCCACTTTTTCGATTGGGTCAGCCGGTAGTACGTCGTGTCGCGCAGGCCGTTGGGCGTGGAGTAAATGCGGAACTTGCCCTTTGCGTTGAGACACTGGCGCAGGGCTTTCCATGCTTTCTCCGGAATCCATGCGCCTTCGTCCACCCAGAGCCGGTCCACATGCAGCGACCGGAACGATTCGCCATACGCGCCAGCGGGCCGGAAGTGGAGGACCGTCCCGTTGGTGAACTCGATCCGAAAATATGGCTTCCGAATGATCTTGGGATTGCCGGTCTTGGTCTTGGCGACGGAGGCTTCCAGGTCTGGATTCGCGCCGATCTGAAATTCCACCTCGTCGATGATCGTGTCCAAGTGCCCTTGGTGCGGCGCGGCCACGAGACCCGACCCGCCGCGCGTGGTGAATGCGTAGTGGAGCGAGTCGGCCGCCAGGTTGATTGTCTTGCCGGAATCGCGGCCGTCCAGGTGGATGATGTTGCCGCGCTCGCACCGCAGGTCCTCGACCTGGTGCTTCCAGAAAACGCGCTTCGCGCCATCCCGGTTGTGAAGATACGCCTGCCCCCAGAGCACCGGGTCCAGCAGCACGCGGGCGACCGCCTGAGGATTCTTTGGAAGCGCCGTGGCCGTCGTCATGCCGCCTCCCGAAGAATCTCGCTTCCGCCGCGTTTTATTCCTTGACTTGCCCGCCACACGAAGCGATGTGACACGTCGTAAGCTACTGAATCGAAAGGAGAAAAGACATGGCGCGTTACATCCTGACCAACCTCGACACCGGCGCGATCCTCGGCCAGAAGCTGAACGAGCGGAGCATGCGCCCCTTCGTCAGCATCGCCGAGGCCTACGAAACGCTGGCGCGGATCGAGGCGCTGGCGGGCGTAAATCCCGAAGAGATCGGCCAGTCGTTCAACGGCTGGACCCTGTGCGAAGTCAACCCGGTCGAAAGACCATAAACCCACAAGGAGCAAGTCATGACCACGAAGACCACCACGATCAAGGAAGCCGCCGAAAAGTACGTCGCCCATCTGACCGAACTCGGCAAGAACGAACGCACCGTCATCACCTACGGGAGGCACCTGGACCTGGCCGTCGCCCACTTCGGCGAGGGCAAGGACATCGCCAAGATTCTGCCCGTCCACGTCTCGGCCTTCTTCAAGAGCGACGCGGTCAACAAGCTGATCCGCGAGCCCAAGAAAGAGGGCGAGGCGCGCACCGAGCGCCCGCGCAGCCCGCACACCATCGCCCAGACCAAGCGCGTTTTTCGCCAGATGCTGGTGTACTGCAAGGACCAGGGATGGACGGACAAGGTGCCGCTGCCCAAGGAGGAACTGGCCAGGGTCAAGGAAACCGCCGAGGCCGAACCCGCCGAAAGCGCCGAGTAAGCCATGACGGACCAAAGCGCCAAAGTCGCCATCCCGCCCGAGGTGCTCAAGGGCATCGAGGCCGTGCGTCGCAGCGGAAGGACTAACATGCTGGACCGCCCGGCGGTCGCCGCCATCGCCCTGGAACTCGGCCACGTCGATGCGGCCTTCTGGCTGACCGAAAAAACCAACCACAAGACCTACGCCGAGGGCATTTTCCGAGGCTTTACCGAGGAGTCCCCAGCCACGCCATAACGCCCGCCCCAGACAAATTCCCACCTCCAGCGCCCTTTGCGGGGCGCTTCTCTTCGGGCCGGAAAACTTCGCATAAGTGGTTGTTTTTCCTTGACTTCCATGTGCTTCAAAGCCCCTGTACGTCGCGTGAGCACGAGAAACCAAAACCGAAAGGAGACCACGATGACGGAGTTCTACCAGACGCGCATGGGGCACACGTTCTACGACCACACCATGCCGACCATCGCCCGCGAATTGGCTCGGCTCAATGCCGCGCTGGAGCGGATCGCGGTGGCTCTCGAAAACCAGAACACTCAAACCACGGAGAAAGACAATGACGAAACCCAGGCTTAAACGCGGCATGATCGCCCGGTACACGGGCACCGACCACGCCTTCATGACCGGACTCAAAGTAAAGCTGATCGCGCCGATCCTCGACGACAACGAGCGCCCCACGGGCTGGTGGGACGTCGCGCCCTGGATCGAGCAGGACCAACGATTTTCTTGGGTCACCAGCGACGCTCGCCGCGAGGACCTGGTGCCGCTGGTGGGGGAGAAATCATGAAGGCGATGCCGGACACCACCATCGACATGTGTGCCGTGCGCCGGGAGATCGCAGCAGCCCACCGCAACCTTCGCCAGTGGGAAAAGGCCGCCAATGAACCGCCGACGCCCCACGAACTCTGGACCAAGCTGGCGGGGTTCGCCGGACCCAACCTCAAGCAGGCTATGAGAGCCGGGATTGTCCACATCGAAATACCGAACGATGGGCGCGGGAAACCACGGTTCGCGCTCAAGGAGGACTGAGCCATGAAACTGGAAATCGCCATCGACACCCTGCAGGCCATGATCGAGCGCGCTCAAGGCAACCTGATCGCCATTCCCGAGGACGAGGAGGTCGAAGCGCTTCAACGCGCAATCGACTGCCTGACCACCGCCGTCATCAAGCGCGAGGCTGAAATCAACCGGGCCGTCCACATGATCCGCGAGATCGGCGGATGGCCGGATCGGGACATTCGGGACGTCTGGATGTTTCTGCGCGACAAGATGCGGTTCGGCGAGGATGAGAAACAAGATATCGAAAGCCGCCTGGGAATCAGGTAGGAGGTGACCATGAACTTCAAGCAAGCCATCAAGGTGCTGCAGGCGAAGCAGAAACGGGCGGCCGAGACCGTCTTTGCACAGGAAGAGGCCGAGGCGCTGACCATCGCCATCGAGCAATTGGAACGGGCCGACCGTAACCGGGAAGCCGAGATCGCAAAGGCGGTCGAGCTTATCCACGAGGCAATCTTCGACTCCGACGGCAATCTCCACGAGAGCGCCTGGAGCTACCTCAAGGACCGGATCGACTTCCCCGCCGAGGACAAGGCCGAAATCATCCGGCGGCTCGGTCTGGCTGGGAAGGAGTAGCCTGTGAACCTTTCCACCACCATTTCCCAGTTTCTCACGCGCCTGGAAGCCGACGGTAAAAGTCCGCATACCCTCAGCTGCTACGGCCGCGATCTCGGCCTGTTGCTCGCCTTCGCGGGCGATGTGGACGCCTCGGCTCTGGACGCGGATCTGCTGGCGCGGTTCCTCTTGTCCACGCCGGTGACCACGACGCACACGGGCGCCCCCCGTGGCCAAGCGAGCCTGGGACGCATTAAGGCCTGCCTGCGCAGCTTCGGGCGCTACGTGGCCAACGTGGGCGCAACGGGGCGCAATCCCGCAGCATGGATCAAGATCAAGCGCCATGACCGGGAAGCACCCAGTTTTCTGACGCCCCAGGAGGTCAAGGCTCTGGTCAAGGCGGTCGCTGCTCGCAAGGGCGAAACTGCCGAGCGCGACCTGGTCATGCTGCGCGTCCTGCTCGGCACCGGCATCCGTCTGGCGGAACTGGTCGGCCTCGACATCGACGATGTCCACCTCGACCAGAAGCAGCTGCAGATCAAGAGAGCCAAGGGCGGCAAGCCCCAGGTGCGCTTCCTGAACACCGAGCTTCGCGGCTTCCTGCGCAAGTACATCCAGCGCCGCCGGAAGGTGATTGCCGAGAGCGACGCGCTCTTTCTCTCGAATCGCAACCGGCGCATCAGCACCCGCCAAGTCCAGGAGCGAATGGGGCTCTGGCTCTCCTGGGCCGGGCTGGATGGCAAGATCACCGTCCACGGACTGCGCCACACCTTCGCCACGCTGCTTTACGGCCGCACGAAAAACCTGCTGCTGGTCGCCAAAGCCCTCGGCCACTCCCGCGTCACCACCACCCAGGTCTACGCACACATCAGCGACGACGATCTTGAGGACGCCCTCGAAAGCCTCTGAGCCGTCGCTTTTTTTCCGCACAGAAAGCGTCTTATCTGCGATTCGGCCAAAGGCTGACTCGCGCAAATTCGCCGACTTACGGCGACCGCCGCTGACGACTTCCACGCGATTGGTTTCGCGTTTTCGGCGCATCAGTCCTCCGGTTTGTCCTTTGAGTCCTTGCCGCGCACGCTTTCCAGAAGCGCGACCGCCCATTCCGCTGGTGTGGTCTGCTGCCCGCCGCTGGTATCGCGTTGCACTCTGGTGGTCTTGAGACACTCCAGCTGCTTGCGAAACAGCACGTCGTAGTTGCCGACGGCGGCGTCGGCATTGCCGAGCACAGCGCAGTGCCACTTCGCGTAATAGAAAGCAGCCATCGCCGCCTGCATCAGGTCCGTTGATTCGTTGAGATCAAAGTCCCGGTGGATCGCCGATAGCGCATCCTCGAAGATCGCTTTCTCCTCGTCGGTCAGCATCTTCTTGACGTAAGCGCCGTGCTTGAGCGCGTTGAGGTTGCCGCGAAGCTTTTCGGGTGGTGCCCCGCCATGATTTTTCGGATTTGCGCCGTGCATTCGACAAACGGTGTAGCCATCGACCGCCGGATGGGTGCATCGCTGCCCGTTTTTCTTCGTGCGGGCCGTGCAGCGGGGCACGCGGTGTCCGAAACTGTCCACCCAGTCTTGATCTGCTGGTAAATTCTGCTTGGAAGCCACTATTTCACCCTCACGTTTCTGGGTTCGCTCCCCGACAAATCGCCGACCGGCGCGAGGCCGCGTGCCCTAAGATTGAAACACCCTCTTGCACAGGTCTCCAAACCCTAGCCTGCGCGTTTCTTTGGTACGAACTGCGACAATACGCGATAGACCGTGGCTCGGTGAATCAGCATCCGTTCGCTGATCTCCGTGATCGTCTTGCCTTCCGAATGCATCTGGAAAATCTCCAGGTTGCGCCGAATGCGGGCAGAGACCGTCCGGCGCGGCAGGTAAAGACGCCCGCCACGCGGCATGTACTCATAGACCTGTGCCAGCAATTCGGGAGGCAGGATGTCTTTCGCGTTGATGTATTTCACGCCTGCGCTCCGACGGCCTGGTCGAGGATCACGACGTCGCGTTCGACCGGCAGGTTGTCGCGGAGGCTCTTGAGAAACTCGGCGCAATCGTGATCGCCCATGCTCTCGTAATCGGGGCACGAAGCCATGCGGCGATTGAGAACGGTGTGGTAGCAGAAGGTCCGCTCCTTGCCCGAGGTTGTTTGCCAGTGGCCCATCGCGCATTTGACGCGCCGTTCGGCTTTGGGACCACGATCCGCACGTTCGAGGTAGACCTTGCAGTGCAGGCAGTTGGCGCAAGGGATAGGGTGAATGGATTTGGGTTTGTTCGGCGACATAGGTCCTCCTTGAACCACGTAAGGCACGCGGTCGTGAAATTCGGCTTGCTTGCCGGGGTTCCAGTGCTGAACGGGCCGGTAGTAACCCACGACCCGCGAGTAGACTTCGGTCTTGGCTTTGCAATTACCCATTGGCGCAGTGCTCCAGGGTAGTGCTGGCCGGGGGCACGAACTCCAGATCACTGAAGATCGGAATGCCGTGGGCGCGAGCCTCCTCGATTTCGAGGGCGGTGCCCTGGGAACCAGCCCAGCCATCAACGAGAACGATCAGGTCGCAGCGGCGAACCATTTCGAGGCCCCCGCGCAGGAAGGTTTCCTCGGGAGCGACTCCACTCATGAACGCGGAATTCAGGTGCGGGCAGATCACCGCATAGCCGAGCGACCACAGATGTGCGGCGACTTCGCGGGCTGCCGCGATGTTCTGGGCGACGTCGTTGTGAGTACGGCCGCGATACGGACCGGCGACATAAGCGAGTTTCATCGTGTGGGTGTTCATACTGATCTCCATCAAAACAGCCGAGCCTGTTCGGGCGGCTGCGCGGGTTTGTGTTCCGTGGGTTGTTGTTTGGGACTCGGCGGTGCCGATGGCTTGGGCGCGGGAGCCTGGGGAACGTAGGGTTCGCCCCACGGCTCCTGCTGCGGACCCACGTAGGTGATCTCGCTGCCGGGAAAGGCGTGCATGATCATCGAGAGCTTGCGCAGGTCCTCGGCGGAAATCTCCGGTCGATCCTTTCCCGTGTATTCGGGCACCAGTGTGAATTCCCCGGGCTTGGATTTGACATGGACCTCGACGCCCAGGGCCTTGAACGATTCGACATCCTCGTGAGTGAGTTCACGGGAAACGAGGCTGGCGGCGGATTGCTCGGCATCATCATGGGCGAGCCCCCCGTCGTGCTCCATGATGGCGGCGCGTTCGTCCCAGGACTCGACAAGGCCGATGGCATGTTCATGGCGCGGGGCCAGGTACGATCTCTCATCGAGGGTCTTGATTGCCTGGAGCAGTGCTTGCTCACCGATGTGCGAGACGGCCCAACCGTGAATCCCGTTGAATCGCTGGCGCAGAGTCTGCCAAGTGGCCTGGGGCATCTTGCCCGCTTCGAAGGATTGCTTGGCGCGCTCCATTCGGCGTCGGAGCCAGGCGTAG